CATCTTCATAATTAGCACCATCGGTTAATGCTTCGGGATTAGTAACGGTAACACGATTATCCACAGTAATATCACTAATAATAGTTATAGTATCCGCAAGACAATTACCATCATCACCAACCGTAACACAAGTAATAAAACAAGTACATTCAGTTTCACCGGCAATAATACTACATTCATCATTTGTAGTATAACTCAAACCATTATCTTTACCTGCAAGAACAGTATCCGCCGGAATAATAATATCTGAATCCACAGCATCGGGAATACTGAAAACAACCGTACCAGTTGCTTCTGAACCTTCATCACGAGGTAAATGTAATAATGGGTGGTCTCCTAACATATCAAGATATTCACCTTCTGCGGTGCTTACAAAACCACATTTAACATTATCATTATCATTAACAAACCATGAATATAAACCAACTGCAAATGCTTCTAATAAACCTCTTATTTCGCTTCCTTCGTTGAAATCGGTTACTTGTGTTTGCCCAACTTCAAGATTATTAATGTATTGGTTTATCATGATTTGCACAATATCGGATTTCTTTATTTCCTCTCCAAGTACATTATAAAAACTTTCATCATTCACTACCAACAGCAACATCTCCATATTCATCTATTACAAGATTATATTTTAATTCTTCATCATCTATTTTAACACTTAATTCTACTGTGATTTCACCATCACCATTATAGGTTACTTTTACATCAAAATTCTTAAATCGTGGGTCTTGTTTTAATGTATTAATGATTTCTAACCGTATAAAATCTTCCGTACCTTCAACATTTCTCCAACCCAAGATTCCATGCAGATTGCTTCCGTAATCAAGATAGAATAAATTTAAAGATTCATAGATACAATTTAAACGGTTTTCTACTGCTTGTGCAAGATTGTTTTCTTCATGCACTAATTTTAAATCTCCATTAATTAATTCCCAGTCTGAATGTATATCACTACCTAATTCCATAAAACGATAACCTCTTTTAATTATTTTTAACCATAAGTATTCCTACACATATATCTGTATGCTCTTGCACTTCCACCTCTACCTGCTCCCCAAACATTACCATCTCCACCACTTGAACCAAGATGTCTTGAATTTGAAGCACCAGATGCTCCTGCTTGGTCGCAATAATACATAGTACCATTAATTTTAACTTTAATCCAAAAATGGTTATGTCCATTATATATAACTGGTTTTAAACCAATGCAATATAATAATGCTTGAATAGTAACTGCTCCTTCACCACAATTATGACCTTTAACATTCCATGTTTTTTCAAAACCGTATCCATGATTATAGTAATATTTCATACAATCATATTTACTATAATGATGTGTTACACGATAATAATCATGAATCCAGTATGCTTGTTTTACGGGGTCTTGTGGGTAACCGGCTTTTTTTAATGCAGCAGCAACAACTTTTTTAATAAATTCTTGGTCGGATTTACTCCACCCTTTAACATCATAAAGTTTTGGTAATCCTTTTTCATTTAAAGTTGTGGATTTCTTACTGGTTTTTTCTTTTGTTGCAACATTATTATTACTACTATTAACCGCACTAACATAATCCTCTTTACTCTTATTATTCGCTTCCGTATAAGTAGATAAAGAAGATGCCATCGGATTAACATTTAATTCAATTGTTGCAGTTGTACCATCATTATTAATAGTAACTCCTTCGATATACCAACGATTCTCTTGAAAACCAGTATAACGATTATAAGTACCATTTAAAGCATTCATCAACGGAGCAAGATTAGTTAAATAAAACTCCTTCGGCAAATCCGTAAATAACCATTGATTAGTATGTACATATTTTAAACTCGGATTTCCTAACGGTAATTTAATTGTTAATTTATTTAAATCCCGTACGGACTCTTGCATTTTATTTATTGCTTCGTGTCTTTGGCTTAAAGCATCAATATTCGCCAATTAAACCACCTTTATTTTTTCTTTGTATCTATATTCTTTTTACTTGCCACACAACCTCCGGCAAGGAATTGTGCCACGATTTCGTTTACGGTTGGTGCACAGCAGTAACGAATATTCCTTTTAGTCATCTGTTTTCCGGGATTATACAATATAGGACAATAATTAGAAGGGTCGTCCCATGCTTTCTCCAATCTTTTCATATTTTCAAGACCATACCTATAAGGTTTCATTCCATGCGGGTCAGTCCAACCCGAAGTCCACCAAATCGGAGCAAGCACACCACCTCTTCTAACAGCATCTCTATAAGCACCACCGTCCCATAATTCTTTAATAGTCATAGCACAAGCACCATTATAAATAGGACTATAAACTCCATTTTTAACTTTATAAATATCCCTACTATGAGCACCCGCTCCAATATTATTATTTACATGTGTTGTCCAACCGTATTTCTGTAATTTCTTTGCAATACCGTTTAAAACACTTCTTGGTGTTCCTCCATCAGCAGATAACCATACTTGTTTCTTTTTAGTACCCATATTATTAGCATATTTATCCTTTTTATCGTTTGTACTACTTTTTTTAGTTGTTTTAGTGGTTTTTGTAGTGGTATTATTAGTTTCTGATGTTTTATTACCACTACCAATTGATGTTGCTTGTACTCCGAAAAATGCTGCTAAATCCAAACCTAACAAATCACTACTATCTAATGCATAACCAATATTAGTATTACTACCATTAACAACAACCCGTGTAATAATATTTGTAGTATCAAAACCAAATTTACGATTAATAACTTCCGATGTGCTTAAATGTAAACCACGATTACTCCATTCTTCATGATTATATGGTTCAATATTTAAGTATCCATATTCATCAAAATAAACATCAACAAAACCGATTTCACCAAAACAAATATTTCTTATGACTTCAATAGCGGGTTTATCACGGATTATTCTTTGAGCAGTTTTATTCATTGGATTTCCTTTAATATAATTATTCCAAATACTATTATCATAATCCTTTGCCGGTCTTAAACCCGCAAGATTCTTACTCCATTCTGCTAAAACATATTTATCAATATTATGACCATCAATTGCAAAATGACTAATTATTTCCATAAGATAAGCATGATTTGATTTTGGTGTACCAATAGTTTCAAATTTTCTTTGATATAATCTACTGTAATCTTGGCATTTGTAATCATATAATCCAGTACCCTCATCATAATCAACAGATAAAATAATCCCGCCAAAGTTTTCATGTAAAGCGGAAACCAATAAAACACAGAATTGCCCATCAGTTAAATCAAAATATTGTGGACTGGTAAATGTCATTGTTTTTTGTCGCATGTCGGTTTCTTTGATTTGGTATTTACTCCAATTAACCTGTAAAGGATATTCCCATGCCATTATTAAACCTTTTGCATTGGCTTTTCGCCCTACAAAAATATAGGAAGCATTATTCACATGATTAATATCTGTATTTAATTCATCAACCATTAGTATACACTCCTATAATTTTTTAACAATGTATTTCCATGTTTTTTTATCCATTTTACCGTTTGGTTTTTTCATTTTCATTTTCTTTTTCTGAATTTTCTTAATAACTTTTGCGGTTGCTTTTTTGAATATTTTCTGTTCTGTTTTATTTGGAAAGTGTTTCGCTTTTGTTGTACCATTATAATAATTCTTATCCATAAATAACCAATTCAAATAATAATTACAATCATTCGATTCTTTTAATTTAAACCCTTTCAAATTCTTACACTTCTTCAACTTATTCTGCCATTTAGTCTGCTGTTTCGCTTTACTGGCTTTTTTCTTCTGTTCGGCAACTTGTAATGCTTGTGCAATAGTCGGATTAATATCAAAATAATACTGTTGTACATTATTTGCATTATACTCTTTAAACTCCAAATCCCAAACAACAGTACCATCATAATTCTGCTTACGATTACTATTACCAGTAATAATATATTCCCCGTTTTCTATACCTATTGCATCGGTTACAACATATAATATTTCCATATTAGTAATCCATAAATCCAATAACTCCAAAACACTTATAACACTATAATTAACACCAGAAGTAACTTCCTCTAATGTATTAGTAACGGTTTCATTTTCACGGAAAGCAACACTAATTTTAAAATCATTACCTCCGTAACCATTATTATGAAAATTTCGGATCCTTTCGTTTGTTTCGGGATTTCTTTCAAGATTAGTTGTTGTAATGCTAATATCAGGTGTTGTATCAATACCGCTACTTTGAAGAATATGTAAAGGTATAGGTTCAAGACCAGTATTCATACTATTTTTCGCAATCACATTCATAAAAACCATCAATTATACACTCCTTCCCGCAGTTGTATTATCCCAATATATCTCATCACGAATAATACTGACAATTTCATCAATCCTTTCTCTTTTATCAACAGTACCCACACTTAAATTCAATATTAAATCACCATGCTGTTGTTTATTATCATCAAGCAAACGATTATTAGCATTAACATTTGCATTAAGATTATCATCAAAATCAAAACTTAAACTCGGATTACCAAAACCTTTAACAATATCAGAACCTAAATCAGTAATATTTGATATTACTTCTTTTCCTTTGATTGGGACTTGTTTACCCATTTCGGTTACTTCCCAAACAAGCATTCTCTGCATAATTCCCGGAGAATGAATGCCCAAAGCATTAAGGAAATTTTTAACTGCATTTACTCCTGCTTCCCAAAATTTAGCAGGTAATGTTGCAGCCCATTCATTAACCTTATTCAAAGCATTAGACAATTCTTGACCCAAGCGGACAGGTATTTGTTTAATGTTATCAATGAAACGGGTTAAAGCATTTTTACCGGCATTCCATAATTGAGTAACAAAATTAGAAGCAAAACTAATAGCACGGCTAATAACTTGACTTAAATAAGCACCAACACGACCAGGAATACTACTAATAAAAGATAATAAAGCCATCGCACCACTAATAACAGTTGATGCAATAGTAGTCATTGTCTGCAATATCCTATCCGGCAATGTACTAATATAACTCCATGCCATCTGCAAAGCAGTAACAAGCAGTTGTATTTGCATAATAAAAAAACTATAAATTACTTGACCAACATACTGGAATACCGCACCTAATTGATTAATACTTTCTCTCACTTGTTCATTATTAAAATACAAATAAGCAAGAATCGCCACTAATGCCGCAATAGCAATAATAATAATCCCAATCGGATTTGCACTTAATGCTGCATTATATAACCATTGTGCCGCCGTTGCCGCTTTTTCCGCAAGTTCCAAATCTTTTAGATATTGTACTAATTTTGAAAATTGAGATGTTAAACCAACAAAATCAGAAGCATCTTTTAATGCCCTCATACCTTGACCGATTTGACCAATACCCATAAATACATCGGTTAAAGGTGTTGCAAAACTTGCTAATGCAAGACCCATTCCAACAAGACCATTAGTTCCTTCATCTAACTTCATGATGAAGTCCATAGCATTTTTTGCACCTTCTTGGAACATTCCACCAAGATTATATCTGCCTCTTTCAAGCATTCCGTTGAATGTTTCTAATTTATTATTGTAAGTGTCTTGCTGACTCATTCCCCCCCAATGCTCTTCATTTAATGCTTCTTGAAGTAATTTGGCTCTTTCTTGGATTGTAGTTCCTTCTTTTAATTTGTCAATATGACTTGAAAGGATTGGGCTTCTTTCTAATTCTGCGGTATTACCTGCTAACAAGTAATTTGTCATATCTTGTTGTGCTTCTGTTGCAGATTTACCATAAAAACTCATTGCAGAGAAATAATCTGCTGCTGCAACACCCATATCATTTAAAGCACTTGCAGTTATTGTTGCATCTTTTGCTACGGCTTGTGATAATAAACCTTGCATTACAGTATCATCACCCGGAAGTTTTTGTACCGCAGCATTTATATCTTCTGTTGCTTTCGCTGCTCTTTCAGCACCTACTGCATGTTGAAGAAATACTTTATTGGATTCTTGTTTTCCCGCAGCAGTTAATAATTCTCCCATTTGTTGTCCGACTTCTCTTGCACCTTGTTTTAATCTGTCGAATCCTTGACCTATTTGTTCTAATGCTGCCATAGCACTGATGTTATTAATATCAACATCAATTTCAGTATCATCTAAATCATCAACCTTATCTTTTGCTTGATTTAATTTGTCCATTTCTATATCTAAATCAAGTTTTGCAGATTTGGCTTCTAAATTTTTTAATTCAACTTTTAATGATTCAATTTCAGATTTATCAATATCTACACCAATATGTGCAGGTACGGCTTCAAGTCCGGCAATACTTCTTTTAACTTGTTCAATTTTTTGATTTACTGAATTTAATTCTTCTGTTTTAGCATCAATTCGTAATTGTATTTTTTCATTTTTTATTTGTTTTATCCTATTTTCTAATGCTTCTACACCAGATAAATCTCCCGCATTTGTTTTAATATTGATAGGATTTTCAGATTCTTTTTTTAATTTTTCAACATTTTTTGCTAAATCAACAACTTCTTCTTTTCCTTCGGCTTTTGCTTTAACATTAATGTTTACTTTTTTTGCCATTCTAATCCACCACTAAAAACCCTTTATTTTCAAGAATATATTTTCTTTTTTGTTCTTGCATACAGATAACTGCTATTTTCTGGTAATATACCATGTTATCTATATTTCCATTATTTATTTTATAACCCGCCATGTGTAAACGGGTTAAATGTCCTAATTTACCTTTTTTTATATCTAAAACCCCAGTAATTTATCGGTTACTTCTTTTTGTTTTTCTTCATTGCTTTGTTGATGGAAACCAGATATTTCAGTTATTTTTGTTGAAATGTCCGCTACAACCCCTGCAGGCAATTCTAATAATATTTCTTGGGGGAATGGGTTTCCTTGCATATCAAATAATCCGATTTTTAATATTTCTATAAATAAATTATGATTTGCTAATTGTCCTTGTTTTACGGCTTTTGTATATTCTTCAGTTGTTAATGGTCTTATTTGTACTCCAACGGTTTTGTCGGTGTTTGGGTATTTAAATTCGTATGGTATTTTTGCTTCTTTTCCTTTTGTGATTACTTCTTCAAGATTGAATAATTGTTGTTCTTGGCTTAATTCTTCTATTTCTTTTTCTTGTTTTTTGCTCATAATAAACCCTCTTTAAAATAAATAATAATAATAAACTTTATGTTTTAATTAACTGTTCAGTTAATATAATACAATGATTAAAATAAATTTTATAAAAATAATACTATAATATATATGAATATACCTATTAGATTAAAACTTTAAAAAAAAGAGTGAATGGGTTAAAGATATTTAACATCTTCTTCCATTCTACCACAAATAAATTTCAAATTCTCAACAGTATGCTCTTCCGGTTTAATCTCATAATCTTTACCATCTACAAGACAATCAAAGTAATTCCTACGGATTTCAAACGGTTTTTCATTAGGAATATACTTCTTTTCAATAACAGTAATAACTCCAGGAATTTTTAACATACTTCTTAACTTATTATGCAAAGTAACATAATCAGTTAAACCTTCATAACTGGCACGGTCAATCTCTAATGTCTCACCAACTTTATCCGTACCTTGCGGAATAACACCATCAAAGGTAGGTATAGTAGATGTATTGGTTTCGGTTGAACCTTTAACACCAGTACCATTTTTTAAGGTGATGCCATCAATAATAACAATTTTATCTGCCATACTTATTCAACCTCCACACGAATTAACATATTAATCTTTGTAATAACACCCGGAAACTTAATACTATCTAATTTAATCTCAACACAATCTGCACCCGCTTTCCTTATAGTATAAGTAATATCATTCACTAAATCTAATGAATTAATACAATAATCACGGATACGGTCAATTTCTTGTGTAACTTCATCAATAGTTTTTGGTTTGGTTTTTTCACCTAAGAATCTGATAAGATTAAATAATTTTATAATATAATTTTCCGCTCTAATCATGTACAAATCGTAACCGTTTGGCTGTTCACTATTAACAACTTGATACACATCTTCTTCACGGTTAATACATTCAAAACAAGTAAAACCGTTTTCAACCAACCACAAACCCAAATCACCGGTTTCATAAGTGTATTCGTTTACTAATCCAGTCATATCCGGTACATTTTTACGAGTCATACTGTTCGCAACATTACTACCGGCAATCATACCAGTATAATATGCAGCAGATTCAATTAAATCATAGGTTTCATTATTTATGATAAATTGTTGGGATACAGTACCAATAATGAAATTTCCTAATAATTCTTTGGTTGCTTCGTATGCTTCTTTATTAGCACGGTTTAATGCTAATACATAACTTGCAGGATTTTTAAATTCATAAATTTCTGCAAGAAATGTTGCTACAATTGGTATGAAAGCATCAGTCATTTCTTCCGCAACAAATAATAAATCAAAATCTTCGTGTTTGATTTTTGCTAATGCACTGGATAATGTTTCGGTGGTTAATGGTTCGCTTCCAGTGTTTATTGCAACAATTCCACTTGCACCATAAAATAATTTTGGTAAACATTTGCACCCGTTAAGGGTGGTGTCTGTTCCTAATGCTTCTTGTGCATCGGTTAAATTATTATAATATGCGGGTGTTGTGGATTCAGTATCAAATGAACCGACAACTGCAATTTTACCTGCAACTCCCGGTTTGCTTATTATTTGTGCTGCCACTTTCTCAACATGAACATATGTGTATACTGCACTCATATTTTTATCTCCCTATATTCTTTGATAATTTTCTCTAAATCTTTATTATCTTTAACATTAATCTTTTTAGATTGGATATAGTATTTTATACCGGCTTTTAGCATGTTACTGCACGGATAATCATTTAAATCTTTAATCCAATCATAAGATTTAATGTTTTCTTCTTTCTTTTTTGCCATACTTTTTATTCTCCTTGTAAATTCTTACAAACGAATTTTATGTCCCTTTCTTCAATAATGAAATCAGTCGGTTCGGTATTTACTTGTATCATTATTTGTCCACGAGTTAAAACATAATCCGGATTAAAATAAGGATTAATATTACGAATTACTGGTTTATTTGGAAAACAATTATGATTTTCCATAATAACACGACATATCTCTTCAGATATTGCTTTAATTACACGGATTGCTTTTGTATTCTCTTGTTTCTTTGTAGTAACCACTATTTCAACAAGGTCTGTAAAAGTTTCAAACTCAAAACCATTTAAATTATTTTCACTACTTACACAAGCAACAAAAATACAATTAGATTCCATTGCCAACTCTTCTTTCGGGTAACTTATATGAAAATATTTTAAAATCGGATTACCCTCTTTTTTGGCTTTTTGTAATATTTCTATTATTTTAAAATCAGTATCTAACATAAAAATAATCCCTTTTTAATCCCATTCGACACCAGCATGACCGATTTCTCGTACCATTATTTCTTCCACCTTTTTAATTGTATCTTCATATGCAGGTGCAACAAAAGGTACAGGTTTTGCCGGAGCACTCATTAACGGATAAATCAAATATCCTCCTTCACCATAAAATCGTAATCTTGTACGGGGCGGGTGTGGGTGAACCTCACCTCTACCTAATTCAACACATAACGGATAAATTTCTTTAATACTTGTACCAATAATGAAATTGAACGGGGTTTTCTTTTCATCGTTAATACTTGTGCTTAATCTTCCGCTTGGGTTTTTACAATTTTGGAGGTATCTTTGTTGTTGGCTTCGGTTGAAGTTGGCTAATGATTTAACTCCGTTTTTTGTGCCTTCATCGAATTTGTTTTTTAAATCTTTTACAATATCAGTTAAATCTTCAAATACATTGTACGGGTCATCTAAATCTAATAATGTATCCAAGTCATCAAAATCAGTTTCCGCTATTATTTCTGTGTCTAATTCTTCCCATGCACCCATTTTTCTTTCACACCATTTTATTTTTCATTTTTTTAAAAAGCATGGAAATTATACAGTTTATATGGCTTTAACATTTCTTTGGCTTGTATAATTAATTTATCCCCGTATCCGAGTATATTTGTATCATCTAACTGATTATTCGTACGGATATTATATTTATTCCATATTAAACCCGCAGTCCAAAAAATAACTGGTGTAACACCAACAATAATATTATCAAAAGATGGCTGCTGTGTATACGATAAAGCATAATCCATAGCATCAGTATAAAAATCAAGTATTTCTTCACTGGATATTATTTTATTAACATCAAAATCCTCATACTCAATATTTTCTTCTGTTGCTAATTCCCAACCATCTAATTTTAATAATACTTGTTTTATGATTTCATCATCTGTGATTAAATCTTCTATCATGTTTTAATCACAACCTCTAAAATCAATTTTATTCGCTTGTTAATGTAATAGTAAATGTTGTATTACTACTTGAAACAGTAATATTACTTGTATGTGTATTATATCCCTCAGCGGTAATAGTAACAGTATGTTCACCATCACTTATATTAGATACAGTACAACCTCCGGCACTTCCAGTTGTTCCAGTTGAACCATCAACATCAACAGTTGCACCACTAATACCATTATCACTATTATCTTTTACAACGAAGTTTAATGTACGGGTTTCAGGGGTTTCAGGGGTTTCAGGGGTTTCAGGGGTTTCAGGATTCTCCTCATCATTAGGGAGAATCATCACCACTGTTGCTGTTAAAAACTACTTTTGCAACAAGTATATCCCTATTCCATAAGATAAGCACATCAAAGAATACATCAACAGATGAAAGATAGGATTTTTCACTGTGTTCGTAACTGTTCTCGGAGGTAATTTCATCCAAGAAACCAAATACAAGTGATTCTGGGTTTGCTAATAAGATTTGTTCCCCATAATCGTTTTCTGGTACATCTAATACTTGTGCAACACGAATTGGAGTGTTCCATAATCTTAATTCATCACCGTTGAAGAATAAAGCATCCCCCATTTGGGTTTCTCTTCTACCTGCTTCTTGGGTTAATAAACCATAAATTAAGTTAGATACATAGAATACTGCTTTACTACGGTTTCCTCTTTGAATACTGAATTGAGTAAGCATTGCCTGCATCTGACTGATTAAACCAATATTTTCTTCAAATAAAGCAGTTTCATCAACCACAATATCATCATAGTATCCACGAGGGGTTTGTTTATCGAAACCTGCTTGTGCTGATGCTTCTTCATAAGCATCATGAATATCTTCTGCTTGTTTGAAGAAACCATCCATATGGTCTATACCATCTTGTGTTGCACCGGTTGCTTTTTTAATTCCGTATAAACCAATTACTTCTGCACTAAATCCAGCAGACTCTGCTAATAAAGATTCCATATGACTTAAAAAGTCATCTTTTTCAATATTCTGTAATAAGAAAGTTTTAGGAGTAGAAGTGAAAGCACTGAATGGTACTGCTACAAGTGAATCTTTATTAAATTCTGGTGTGGTTTCAGTAATATCAGTTCTGTAATCACTGGTTAATTGTTTACCTTTGTTTGCACCGGATATTTTACCCATGTATTGTAATCTTGTACGGACACGGAGATAATTAACATCATACTCCATACTATCCATTACGATAAATCTTGCATTGTTAATAATACTGGTTTGGTTGTCTAATTCAACGAAGAAGTTATCTGCTTCGGTTGGGTTTTTCCAAGTTGGATTATATGCTCCATCTTGTTTTTCTACATCGTTTGCCCATTTAAGAATAAAGGACTCGTTGTTTTTAATTGTTTCTTTATTTACTAACATAATTTTAACTCACATTCAAAATATTAATTATATAAAAATTTTATTTTATTCTGCATCCGAACATATCACGACCGGATTTTTTATAGAAATTAGTATTAACATTAGGCACTTCAACATTCTCGGTTTTTTCAGTTTGCCTTTTGTTAATTTGTGCATTTTCGATTTTTTCTTTTACCGGTTCGGTTTCGGATTTATCGATTTTTGGTTCTTCTTTTTCCGGTTCTTCTTCGGAGGGTTTTTCTCCCCCTTCTTGTTCGGTATCCTCTTTTTTATCTACTGTTGGTTGATTTGCTTGCATTTTTTCAAATGCTGATAACATTCCAGTTTCCACAGCAGTAGGGATTTTTTCTAATAATTCTTTATTAGAAATATCATCGGTTTTTTCTTCTTTTACCGGTTCAGTTTCTTCTTTAACTGGTTCGGATTCTGCTTTATTTATACCAAATATTTCTGCAATTTTACCAATTGCATTTATTGATACGGTTTCTTCTTTAATTTCTGTGGTTTGTTCTACCATTTTATCATCACTACGATTTTTATTAATATAAGTGTTGTAATCTACAACTTCAAATCTATATCCATTGCTTGGTTTATCTACAAATGAAATATAAATGGGTATGACTTCGTCAATGTCGTTTAAATCACTATATGTTATTGATTTGTTTATAAACCAAAATTTTTGTTTTAAGGCATATTCTGGTATGCTTCCAAGACTTAAACCAGTTATTTTACCTTCTCTTATGGATTTGATTATTTCAGGGTTGGTTACACGAAGTGTTGATAACCATGAACCCGCAGGGGCATTTTTACCACTTATTTTTTGGTCGGTTTCACTAATCCAGTTCGCCAACACATCTACACCTTTATTTTTTATGTAACTGTGCATAGTGTCGGTTTCTCGGTCAAGATATTTTGTGAATATTTTTAGAATATCTTTTTTGTTTAGTAAATCGCCTTCGTGGTCTGCTACCCCGTTTGGGATTACAACACCGGTTATATAGACTTCGTTTTCCATTCTAATTGTCCTTTCTCTTTTTTTTATGTATTCATGGTGGTAGGACTTAAACCTACAAAAAAGATTACACCATGCTATATAAAATAAAATAAAATATTTTTATGAGTATTCTACTTCACAATAACAAATAAAAGTATTACCAATACTACCTGCTGGATCTGATGGATACATTAATTCATCAACCGCTAATGTAGCATCATTTATCACAATAAACGGTTCGTTAATTTTTCTTTTTTGCATATTACTGGATTCATGCCTTGTAGTATCTCCACGACCAGTCCAAATCCATTGTTTATTGGTGTATGGTTTTGTTTTACCCTCATCTTCCGCATTACGATTTATTTCATTAATTAAATCATGTTGACTTTGCATTTGTGATTGTCGGAGTAAGTTTTCTGCGGTTCGTTCAATATCACGATAACTAAAAACATTATTGTTAATGTTTAATCCTTCACTAACCAATAATTCATTTTGTTTCACAGCAACTTCTTTTAGTATTTGTTGCCTATTAGCAAGACTATGATTCTTTTGTTCGTTTAATAATCGCTCATACTCTTTTTGTGGTATATCGTATTTTTTTAATACTTGTTCCACATAATTCAAGTTTTTAACAATTCTTTCAACTTCTGCTTCAACTATACGGTTTAAATCTTTATTGGCACGGTTGCGGATTATTATTTGTTGGAAATTCTTATTACTGGTATATGGTGATTGTATTATACGATTATAGTTACGATATACTTCTGGTTTGTTTAATACGGTTAATTCTGCCCATAATAATGATTCTGATGGTTTAATTGTTGGTTCATCATTATTCCAGTTCTGCACATATTCATCTATCTTCATATTGTTATATACTTGAATTTGATATGCAGCATCACTATTTATTGCTTTATCAATCCGTGTTTTCTCTTGAAAATACTTGATTGATTTTCTCCATCTCAATAAAATCACCAATGCTTGTTACTGGATTAATATTAGTTATATCAGAGTTTAATCCTAATGGATTTCCATTATAATATCTTTCCTCGTATACTGGACTATTTAAATTATCCGTATCCAACTCTAATTCCGGTAAAATATTATTTAATTGTTTTATAGCATCGCCTAATGTAATTAAACCATTATTAAACACTAATATTAAATTATTTATTTGTGTTTCAATCTCTTCATCAAATACCGGAGTTTCTAATTGTAATTTACCATTAAACTCAAAATAAGATTTATTAAACCTGTTAATATACTTCTCTAATATCCTTTGCCTATTATTTAACTCAATAGTATAAATCTTATATAATGTTGCAGTTTTATTACTATTCATAGATTCCGTACTGGTATCGCGGAGCAATCTTGCTTCCGGTATTTTAAAAATACTCATTATTTTTAAATCAGCAGTTTCCGCCATACTATTTAAGTATTCATAATTAGACTCATTTATTTGGATATAATCAACTTCCAACGGGATATCTTTGTTTAGACTGGTTAGTTCTAATGTGAATATTCCATTGCCTTTTTCCATCATTTTGTCTTCAAGTGTGTCTTGTACTTGTTCATCTCCATCAGCATTTAATATTACCGGTGGTCTTTTGATTACAAGCACACCAGACATTAGGTTTCCTTCATTTAATTTCTTATTATTCAATAAATCAAGGGTTACACTTGCACTAATATGATTAAAGGCACTTAACCATAATGGGTAATCATAGAAATCACTTTTACGACCTCCACCTAACCACAAACAAACCGGTAAATCCTTATCTTCTTCTGGATATTCGAGGTGGCTTAATCGTAATGTTACATCTTTTTCTGCTGTGATGGATTGGACTGCATAATAATAGGTTTGTTCTTTACCGTCAATGTATTTCTTTTTTTTATGTATAGTTACTGTATCCGCAGGGATTACAGTTAATTCAACTGGATTGTGTTCGGTATCGTATAATATTTCCGCTGCACCAAATCCGTAACTAATATAATCTTTATAGGTGTCGCAGAGACTATCGAGGTTGTTTTCCCAGAAATCGTTTATTTCCGGTTTTTCTTCATCGGTGTTAATATTGTTTAATACTACATCTTCTGATAGTGTTTCAATATTTACTTGTAAGGTTGGGGATTGTAGTATTAGGTTGTCGCAGATGCTAACATTTAAAAAGGGGTATATTATTATTCCCGTGTTTGTGTCTTTTGTTTTTTTTGTTTTACGGGGTTGTAATAGTTTTTGTTGTTCTGCTTTGTTTATAGAATGTTGGGGGTTTATTTTATGCAGTCCTTGTATTTCCATGTTTTTTTAACTCACATTCATTTTTTTGAAGAACAAAATTATTTTTTTTGTGTGTTCTTCATTGTATACTCTAATAATTATGGTGGTGGTTTTTTGGGAGGTGTTTTTATAAAAAAAACGGTATTTTTATATTGGTTGCAGAATAGAATGTATTATTGGAGCAGGGTTATATAATCCTGCTTTACTTTGTGTCACCTATTTAAAGGTTTGATGATGTTATTATCCAGATATATATTATTTCAATAAGGAATTTATTTTCTTATTGTTTAATATATATTAAATAGTTAAAATAAGATAGTTTATAATAGTGAGTATAAAATAATTAAAAAAAAGAGTAAATAAAATAAAAGTTGATGATGATAGTAGTAAAATAATAAAAAGTTTATTCAATTAAATCATAGTTCATCATCAATGTATCCTTCATATCTTAAAAAAGCATCTAACTCTTTATCAGATTTATCCACCATTTGAGATAATTTAAACAACCAGCCATTTTCGTAATGGTCATCTAATGCTTGCTCCATCACTTCCCCATATTTTGAATAAATTCCTAATTCTCTTGTTAATGCTCTTGCAAAGATTCTCCTTGCTTCTTCGTTAATATCATTAAGCACATCTTCTTTTAAATCAGCATCATAGTAATCTTTACTAATTTCAAAATAGATA